TCGTGTTTGGCAATGATGCTTTCAACTCCATAGATACCTCCAAATACCAAACAGCCAACTACAGCAAGAATAACCAGATGCTTGAGCACCCAGCTCCATTCTGCTGAAAGCCAACTCGTTGCCGTTGTGTTAGTTGTGGTTGTTGTCGCCATCTTTCTTCTCCAATCTTCGTGCTAACCAAGCCGTACAATTATCGTGAATCACTCCAAGGCCTCCAAGAGAGGTCAAGGCAGCGGCAAATGCATCAGTCAGCTTTCCTGCGATCGCCAGACCTATAATGGCGGACAGAGAAAGAAGAACAATAAACTCCGCATAGCCATTGGTAGGAGCACAGAACTCATAAACTGGTTTGAGGCTGAGTTTCGGGAAATTCATATTACACCTTGTAGAAGTGGAGATTACCCAGATCCAAAGTGTGCGTCATCGTTGCCGCCCAATTGGGAGGGTTAGTATCCAATGACCGATCAAAGTAACTCTGGGCTCCATTTGTATTATCAGTGCAGTTGCCATTGATGATAAGCGAAGCGTTTTCCAAACACTGAAGCCAGACTGCATCATTAGGATCCGGATACTTGGTGGAGTTTGGATCACCTTCATTGAAGCTAGAATACTGCCAAGGCTTCAGGATCACAGTCCTGTATGTATCGCCCCACCATCCACCTTTATTCACACGATTGCGGATGGAGCAACCCACACCAAGCTGAGCATCACAGGTCTCACCACGCGCCTCGCGCCAAATAACAAGACCAAGCAGATTGACATCATCATAGGTTTCGTATGCCATTAGGTACCTGTAATAGTTACGATGATTTTGTTCCCCTGAATGATATAAGACGCACTTGTATTCAAAACCATAACGTCCGGATCATTCATAATTGGTTCGACACCAATCAGTAACTGGGAAGGATCAAAGGAATTAGGATCAACCGGGGCTGGAAAGATCAGTTCCACCTGTGAGATATTGGAAACGGATGGATCGTCGACACCCACAGGGGGCCGAGGAATAACTTGAATTTGATTGAAGTTGAGATAGGACTTCGGAGGAGGAATAGGATTCTGAATAGGAGGAGTGGCCCCTGTCAGCGTACCGGTAGTGAAAGTCCACTGCTGGGAGTTTAGGAGAGGATTACCAGACAAATCTTGAACGAAGGTTGCTGCTACTGTTGAGTCAGAACCTACTACAAGGACGGTATAGGTTTCACCTGGAATAAGGGACTTAGCGGGTACGAATGTGGCAACAGTGCCACCGCTGTATGCTGGCCCATTATTCACCCAGACCACAGGATTCAAAGGTCCATAGTTGGTCCAAGTTAGACCGCCGTCAAAAGTGATTCCGCTAGTCGTTCTATTCCACTGGGGTGGTTCAGTACCAGAAGTTCCACCAACAGTTGTAGTACATTTCTGAATGTTGCCGTTAGGATCCAGGATATATTGGCCGAAGGGGTAGTTGGCCAATGCTTGCCAGGCAGGAAGATTATTATCTGTTGTGACTGCACCAACCGTCTGTAGCCAAGCCGGCGCGTAAGGAGCGGAAACCCCAGTCTCACTAACAGTCTGCGCGTTGCCATTAATATCAATGACTTGGTCACCTACGTGATAGATTTGACCTGGCGCCCAGGGTGAGTATGTCTTTGTGGAAAAACCAAAAGTCCCTAGGATATATCGGTTACCGTATGAAGGAACCGGAGTCTGCTGGATGATCTGATGAACGGTTACGATCTCAGCCAAATCTGGCCCGGTGAGAACGAAGGTAGCATTATTGAATGAGTCGGTATCGATCGCTTTGTTGAAAGTGATTACGATCGGTGCTCCCAATACAACATCCGTCACACCTGCCGCAGGGCTAACACTTAGAATAGTTGGATTATTGCTCATTCGGTTTCTCGGGTTCGAGAGGCGTTATCGTTATACCACTAAGGTGAGGAACAACAGCTTTGCTCTTCTGAATATCGGGGAAGTGAGAGAGATCCAGCTGCCCTGTTTCCCGAAGCTCGGCTTCGATAGCTGCGGCTTGTTCAGGAGTCTCTGGAGTCAACACAATGAGACCCTCTTTAGTTTTGAGGGTAAATACCGTTTTGTCTGTGTCTCCAAGTTGGGAGGCGGGGTTCAGGCTGGCGTTCTTGGAGGCTAGGATACTGCCAGGCGCCATCTCGAGCAATCGGCCGTCCAGGATACCCATCTGAATAGATGCCATGTCGGCACCGGGAGGTACAACTTGGGGTTTATTACGGAATACAACGAAGCCCCGGCACTGGAAACGAGAGATCTTGTTCTCGGGAGAGACTGCTACAATCTTCCCAGTATAATCCGGGGTGGATGGAAATTCAATTACATTGGACATATTGGGACCTCCGGGGTCGCATCAATGTCTTAATTATCCGAGTGGAACTGAGTAACCGAGAGGAGCTGCAGCACCCGTAGTAAGGGTAAGCACAGTCGCAACCGTTGAGGTTGTGGCTGCTGCACCTTCATCAGTCCAAATCAGTTCATTGTCAACCACTGTTCCACCAGACGTACTGAATGCCGGTGGTTCGCCAACAGCCTGCGTGTAATCCTGTGTGCCCTGGGCAACCAGCCAACCAACGTGTGCATTGCCCTCTTCATCAAGGTATGCGCGAACGCCAGTGTTAGTTGCTGTAGAAGCATGAGATTCTGTTACAGCCGCGGTATTGGCCAGCGTCAAGCTGGTAACCGAAGAAGCTACGCAAAGGAAAGCGCCGTTGTTGACGGCATTTGTAACGAAGCCGGCCACCGTGAAGGTATAGCCTGCATAAGCATTAGAAGCGCCACCAGTGATTGTGCCAGCATAAACTGCCACGCCACTACCAGCGACTGTTCCTGTTACACCAGTGAGAACGAAAGTGCCCTTAGCACCTGCGCCGATCTCGGAATACTGCGCGCGGAACGAACGGCTATCATTGCCATAGGTCTGAGGAGTTTCGATACCTTGGGCAGTGCCTGCTTCCTGCGTGCCAGGATAAACCTGGAAGTTTGTGCCAGTCGAGAAACCTGCCCCAACAAACGTTACGGGAGCTGCGGTTACTGGACCAGGGACCGGACCAGATGAAATGACGCCGGTAGCAAAGTTGACATGGGAGCCAGTCTTTGAACCCTGTTGGTTGGTGTCGGGACCTGCTGGTAGAGTTGCTCCAAGCGGCCAGTCACCATTGATGTCTCCATCACCCTGGTTCAGGACGAAGTTCAAACCATTAGGATCGATCGAATAAGCATAGCTGCCGGATGCTCTTTCAGCCGAGACGGCCGCGAACCAGCCAGCATCACCCATATTGGCATTAGGAGCTGTGTCGCCCCAGCCGCCAGCAGGAGATGGAAACAGGTTTGCTTCCGGAGTATAGACCGTCGGGATGAAGCGGGAAGTTGTAGTTACCTGTTGGATGTGACCCTTAGCAATGATCTTATCACCCAGGCGATAGAGTTTGCCCGGCTGCCAGGAAGAGACCAGACCACCAGTCCCTGTAGTAAGAGTGGCAGTTACAGTCTCTGTGTCCGCCGTTACAGCAGCAGCATTGACCGTATACAAAGCAGACTTACCATCATTCGATGGGGTGATCGTGCCAGTGTTCCCAGAGCCAGAGTTAGCAGTGCTTGCCCAAGTTACCGCGCTACCCTTGATGGGCGAAGCGGCAGAAGCCGGCAGAGTGAGTGTAAGGGCAAACTGAGTTCCGTCCCCGTTTACCAGTGGGATTGTATTTGCAGTGGACATTGTTATTCCTCTATAATAATACAGTAAATTTGATTTGCCCCAAAACACAATGAGGGTGGCTCAGTTAAGTCGGCCCGGTCTCCCGAGCCGATATACCGGGCCACCCTCTGTGCGGACAGCTAGGCTGCCCTAAGGTCTTGCTTAAGCCGCCAACCAATTATTAGTCGGTTGTCGGGAGATCCGACAGGCTGGAAGCCGTTGGATCGATTGGCGTACCACCGAACACCTGCACGTTCTCGTAAGTCTGGAAGTTGCCAGCAGACTGTTGAACGCCGATGTCCATAATGGAGCGAGCCGGCAGAACGATTTCGTTCGGGCGGAGCTTAATATTCTTAGCGGTGCCTACTGCTTGACCTTCATTAATCAAGGCGAGTCCGTATGATTCTTCGATAGAGATATTGCGCAGATCGTACATTGGGTCATCCCAAGAGTTAACATGAGGATCCTGATCAACGATCAAGGCGCCCAGGTTCGTACTATTGAAGATAACGGTGTCGACCACGCGGTTAATTGGATCAAACTTCATGAACGGGCTAACTATGATGCGGAACGGGAGTCCGAGATAGTTAGGAAGCACTGGACCAGACTTCTGAGTCTGAGGCAAGCCAGCAGCCGTAGCAGTCTGACCACCAGTTTGCGTACCACCGGTGTACTGACCAGTCTGTCCTTGTCCGAAGCCCATGTTACCGAAGTTGAAGAACGGCTTGCTCAACTCGTTAGCATTACCAGTCCATTGTGCGAAGTAGGAACCACCACCATTTTGGATGGCGAATTCACGGAGCACAGGGTCCTTGACCCACTGCAACCAAGACATTGGGTGCAGCAGCATCACGTCAGGAATGAAACCCTGAGTCAGGATCTGGGCATACATGTCGAACACGTCGTCAGCGGTAATAGAACCGTTGAACTGACCCTTTAGGTTGCGACCTGTAGTGATACCCTTGATCGGCTGTTGAGCAGCGCCAGTTGTACGTGCGGCTGGATCGTTGTCAAAGATCACCGTGCCGAGCTGGGTGATAAAGTTGAAGATGAACTCTTCCTTGTGACGAGCAAGCGCGTTGCCGGCGAGACGCATCCAGTACTGGATCCACGGGTAGGTGGATTGTTCCACGAAGCGCTCGCTGATGCGAAGCGCCAACCCGTGACGTGCAACGTGCACGCCGAAGGTCTGTGCCCCACCAACGTTAATATTGAAGATAGGCAGTGCCATTCCGTCGCCAACTTCACGTGCTGTCAGCACGTCGATGGCTGGGAAGACAGTCTGCATGCCAGGCACGTAGTCAACGCGCTGGAGCAAGCTGGTGCCAATCAACATAGGTTCGATTCCTTCCTGGACGAAGGTTGTCAAAACCCTGGGGATCAGGAAGGCGGCGTTTGGAATGTCCAAAGCGTCAACCATCGAGATCTGTTTCTTTTCGACTGGGTCATACCCGCCTGTACGGAAGATGGCTTCCATGCGTGCAAGGTCAGTCTTTACTTGAGCATCGTTCCAGTCGAGCTGTTCGGTTTTTACGTTCTTGGCCATGATTTCTCCAAATGAGATTTAGGGTTACTTTGAACCTCTTGCGATTACTTTAGGACTTGGCTAGGTCTTCGCGAGCGGGTGCCAACTTGACTTCTATTTCCTGGTGGCATCGCTCGCAACGGAAATTGCCAGCGATCTGACCTTGCTCGTTCTTCTTTGCCAAAAGTTTATTACACTGCCGACGGTTATCGTTTGCCCGGGGAGCCGCGCATCGCAGTGAATCGCCTTGAATAACTGCCTTACCTTTCGTAATGAAGGTTAGTAAGCGCACGGGTCCCTCGCAAACAATCACCGGGATCTAATTCGACTACCTAACCCTTAGCGGGCCAGGAAGTGAATATAGACGTAAGTTGCATATTCCGGACGGATGGTCTTATTCTGGTCGGACGCGAGACGGAGAATACCGTCGTTTGTCAGGTTGACCATATAATCCATACCACGGGTTGCCGATCCACCAAGCTGACCGATTGACGGAGTCTTGGTTGTGAAAGGACCTACCGCTTCCGTTGCGCGTTCAAACTGGGTACGAACGCGGTTCGCGAAGTCACGGATAGGATACAGAGATTCAACTCCAATAACGCGGCCGCAGATTTCATCGAAACCATTGACACCGCTGTTGTAGAAGGAATAGTTGCCAGCATCCGCACCAGAACCGAGGCGGCTAGGAACAACCGATAGGCCGTTGAGGGCGTATGGATTGCCTGCTACTCCACCTGTTGCATGTACGAAGCTACGGCCGAAGTCTGTCTGGACATAACCAGAGATACCATCAGCAGTTGCATAACCCTGGAGAGCAACCGGGGTTGCGCCGATCCAAGGCATACGGAGCACGAAGTGGGTCTGGATTGCAGTGCCCATTTCATGCATGTAATTATGAACGCGGAACTGGAGAGGAACCATCGATTCCAACGTGTAGAAGATACCGTTGGTTGTGCTAATCAGGTTAACACCACCGAGGAACTGGAAGACGTTGCGAACAACGTAGCCGATTGGACGGGCCACGCCGTTAGGAATGATGTTGCAGCCTGTCACGCCAGGCACGCGGGAAGAAGCAGAAGCAGCCAGATAACCGGTTGCAAACTGATTGTCAACGTCCTGGACGGAGATTACGTTCCCATTCGGGAAAACGACCAGGTCGCCGACTGTCGCATCAGATGGGGCAGCGATGACTTCATATTCACCAGCAGCGGCCACTGGGTTACCAGTTGCAACGTTGCGGGCGAAGCCTACGTCATTCTGACCATACTGAACTGCGCAATAGAGGCCGGTATAGTTGCGGAACACTGGAGTGCCAGTGAATTCGGTTGCCGCAGCAGAAGCTGTGGAATTTGCAACTGTGATCGTCCAAGTGTTACCGCCAGTCTTGGCAGCCGTAAGAATTACGTACTGACCATTGGCGCCAGTATTGGTAGAACCAGACAGGGCGAGTGTATCACCAGGCAGATAACTTGCATTAGCAGCGGAGTTTGCAAGAGCCGGAGCATGTGCTGCTTGGCCGGCAAAAGCAGTATCAGCATCAACAAAAACGAATGTTGCTACTGTGCCGCTGAATGCAACTGTATCTGAAGCCGTAGGCGTAACGGTTGCCTTTTGAGAAGCAACCTGGCAGCCAGCGATAAAGCCAGCCGGAACCAGCGCGCCAGACTTGTCAACACCGACAAGCGTGTGCGAACTGAGTACGACCTGAGCACCTACTGGGTGACCTTCATCCAAGCGCTTCCCAGGCAGCCACGGGGCTGGATAGGGGACCGGGAGGAACGGACGCAGCGGTTCAGATGCATCGGCATCTGGGGTCGTATAACCAAGACGGTCACGCCCATACAGAGTACCGCGATAGTTGTTATTAATATCAAGAGACATTGATTGTTACTCCTTAGGGGCTGGCTTTAAATCCTTGATCTTGTTTTCGAAGAACAGGACTGATTTAGCTGCCTTTGGATCTCGTGGAAGTTTACGCGCCGGGGGATCGTTCTTGCTATCCTTATTATCGGTCACGTTTGTGGCGCCATCCGGGTTAAGCTTTGCATTGTCTGCAATCGTCTTAACACCCGCCTCTCCGGGCTTCGTTGTAGATGTACCACCCTGGAAGGTGAAACCGGACAGCTTTGCCAGTTCATCATCCAGCGCATCTCTCAGACTTGCCAGGCTACGCTGCTCTCTTTCGGTGACCTTCGTTTGAAGATCAGCATCCGAAAGACCCTGGAAGCCAGCTTCTCCGGTGAGCACTTTCATTGCTACAAGTGTCGTGGCCCTGTCTTTCTTCAGGCTCTTCACCAGAATGGTATTCTGTTGCTGCAGAGCATCGAGTTCAGCTCTTACCGCGGCGAGCTGACCTTCGAGCTTTTCCTGCCCAACCAAGAGCGTATCATGCTCTTCATTGGTCAGGATAATCATATCCTTCACAGACTGGCCGGTTCCGGGGGCCAACAGCTTGCGATGATACTCAAGCAGGGACCCAGAATGCCATGTCTCGAGAAGGGCGCCGGCTGCACTGACAATGTGGGATTTCCCTTCACTATCAGCAGCACTGTGTGCTTTATGTAATGCTTCATAAGAACTCGAAGCACCCTTTGGCACGAAACCCTTGCCCATTTCAGTCTTGAGGCCAGCACCCACTAACATCAAAGGTGCTTTCTTCTCGGCATCAGTCAGGACGATCTCAGTCAAGGCATCTTTGTTTTCAGTGCCTTCTTCGATTTCCTTCAGGCGATCCATTGCATAGCAACGGTCGGAGATTGATTGCCAGTGGCCCAAGTTTGCATACAGGCAGTAGCGCATTGCTCCCTTACCCTGATCATCAGCGGCCTTATAGTGGCCATTCAGTGTATCCAGGTGTGTAAGGGTATCTGCAGGAATCTTTGCATCATCGAAGGAGAAGATCTCCACCTTATGGAGTTCTGCGAGTAGGGTCTTGACCGCGTCGGTCAGAACCGGTGTCGCATCTGCATCCTTCTTCTTGCTCTCGCAACCCATAGCACTTGCCTTGCGGGATACGCAGGAAAGAATCTTGCTCTTGGTTGCACTGCCTACCTTGGCGCGGCCGATTAGACGGCGTGCCGCGGTGACGTGAGCACAATCTGGAACTGGGAAGCTGCGGCCCGGCCCACAGAAAGCAGAACCCTTAAGGCTCTTACGCTTCTCTGTAGAAAGCTTGGCATCGACCAGAACTTCGCCGTATTCAGCATCCTCAGCCTTGATAGCATCTTCGCTATCTGCCTTGGTAAACATCTGCTCATACAGGGCTTCTGGGTCGGCGAAGAAACTGCGTTCATCTTCCGGCAGGTCTTCAACTTTCCAATCTTGATATGGCTGAAGAGTAGTAGTGTCGATCTGAGGAACTTCCAGCTCGAACTCCTTTGCCTCTTCTGCGATACGCGCAAGGTAATGATCGCGCGCTTCGGGAGTCATATCCTGAAGGGTTGGAATCAAAGCCTCTATCTTGGCCTCGACTTGCTCCTTCGTAATCTTCTTGTCAGCTACGGTTGAAAGACCGTGCTTTTGTATGTGCGACTTCAGGGTCGTCTTAACCCTGCGCACCATCTCCTTCTCGGCCTCTTCCTTCGGTTCCAGGGCCTTGATCTTGTCGGAGATCTCAACTGCGTGCTCTTTCGTGAGCGGCGCTTTGTTCATTTCATCTAGGTAACTTTGCAGTTCAACAAGCATCTCATTTTCCTTGATGTCGGTAGGATCTGCAACCTGAATGTCAGACTCATACATTTTACCCAGGTCCAAGCTATCGGTCATTTCGCAGGCTGCTAATACTTTAGCCTGGCGTTCCTGACGCAAACCCATAAAGAACATCTTATTCTGTAGACTATCTTTCAGGAGTTCCTTGGAGATAACCTGCGCAAATGGGTCGGCGGGGAAATTGACGAAGCTGCATTCCTTGTAGAAGAAGTTGCCGGCGATAAGGAACATCTTCTTACCGTCAACCATCTCTCCCAACTTGTGTTCACAACGATCGTCAGTAGCCCAATCAGTGTGGCACGCGGAACAAATGGCCTGGTCAGTTTGAAAACCAACCGAGACTGTAAGGTACTCACCTGCGAGCACCTTTCGGATTCCATCAGGATTGGTGATTTTCATCCCCAACTCGATGTACCCTAGACCTTTATAGTCATCTAATGGCTGGAGCTTATCCAGAACCATGTTGATGGATCTAAACAGGTCGAGACGCTTTGTTGTAGCGTCTGCGTAAAAAAGCATATTCCCGATCTCAGGTATCGAATCACGATACAGATACGAGAGATCGATGTAACGAGCGGTATGAACACGCCCTATAACCTGGCCTTCTTTCTCGTGCTCAACTAGGACTGGCTTTAACGGCTTACCAGGTTCCGTCCAACGATAGACCGAATCTTGCATGCGGTCAGGGCGATAGAAGCGCTGGTTACCATTAATGATACCGGAGTGAGTAGCCTCAACCTTTACAAGTAAGGACTTACCCGAATCTTCTGAATCATCGCGGCATTCCGAGAGATTCTTCTTTCCTGGCTCGACGTCGCGAATCTTGAGATTCACGAAGTCTCTCATGTATAAGAGACCCATAAGAGCCTCCTATTAGCGACCCGTGGCTAGATCACGACGGGGAGAGATCTTGAGTTCTGCAACCCTAGAAGCGGCCTGCTTTGGATTCATTCCTGATTGTCTGGTAAGGTTAGTCATTACCTGGTCTAACGGGCCATTAAGCAAGTTCTGTTTCTGGTCCCGAGTCGGTAAGGGCTTCCGTATTTGATTCTTCGGCATCTAATTCCTCGAAGTAGGTTTCGGCTAGATCTGCAAGCAAAACCGAGATAATGTCAGGATCGGTTGTTTGGGCAACCCTGTCCTTCGCCGCTTGACGGAAGGAGTTCATCGCCATTCGATCCTGGTTAGTATAGTAATTCTTGGAGCCTTCACTCAGGCAAGTCTCGACATACTTATCAATTACGGACCCTGCCGCTTTACCCCAAGACGCAGCACTGAAAGAGCCATTAGCCTTCAAGCGATCTATTTCAAGCATTAGCTTGTCATAGAGCAAGTTTGGATCCATAGAAGAGCGTGCTGAATGAGGGTCTAAATTACGCCCATACTGATTTGCCGGGCGATTCTTGTTAGCAACGGATTTAGCACCCTTACTGGCCTTGCTCTTGCCAGGGTCGGGTTTGCCTGCAGCAACTTCGCCGCGGACCGCCATAGCCTCAATCATACCCGAGTTCTTCAAGGCTATACCAGATTGCTGTAAGTCCTTGACATGCAACTCATAGTGAGTCTTCTTGGCTTCCTTATTCGTATAAGGAATCATGTTGGTCTGACGACGAGCCTCATCTTCAGTGATCAGATGATTGTTGAACTTTTCAATAACGTGATTCTCCCACTTGATATGACCATCGACGTCGACATCCGGGAAGATAAGATCCACATCCAGAAGGGCGTTCTGGACGGAGAGATTAGAAGGGTTCTCTTCAAAGAGTTCCTTCATTATATACATCTTGAACTGACCACAGAACCAGCTGAGGTCAGACTTTACCGAATCCTTCAGGTTCTGGGAGACATTCTCGGCCGTAGCACGATTGCCAGTATCGGTCTCACCCATATCAATAGGAGACACTCCCAGGCCGGTGAAAATACGGGCCTTGTAATGGGCCATGATTTCCTTCGGGTCCGGAGCTTGTCCCTTGATACCCACAACATCCACTGCTACACGCTCATCCGTGACGAACAC